CCTTTAGGCCCTTTCTTGGGTTTTTCAGGGAATAGCTGTTCTCCATCACCTCTTGACTTGCCTCTATGTACGTCTGATCCAGTTTCTCCCTCTCCCTCAGACTGCGGAAGTCTATGCCCATCACCCTCTCCCTGTTGTTGCTCTAACGGCAACTCTTGCTGTTGTGACTGTCCTTCATCACCACCCTGCTCACCTTCAGGTGTAGTGGGTTGTTGATCTTGAATGCCAAAGCTGTTGCCAACTGCATCCATCAGGTCTTCTTGTTCTTTAGGCATTGTAGCCTCCTATGCTGCACACGCTGTGCACTAAGCCGCAGCACCTTGCTGCATTTGTTGTATCAACTGTGATGCTATGTCAGCAACACTACGACCGCGAGCGAGTTGTACGCCGAGATGTTGTTTCATTTCAGGCGGTAGACCGTCGATTAGGCGAGCTACCTCCTGTACGATTGATGCAATGTCGTCAATCTGTGGTCCACCTGCACCACTAGCACTACCACCGCCTTGACCACCACCAGCACCTTGCGGAGCGCCTTGTTGTCCTTGTTGTGCAGCCATCGCACGCTCATGCATACGCTGCATCATGGCTTCTTTACCCTGCGCGTCCTGTTGTTGTGCTTGTTCTTCACCGGGAGCAGGTCCACTTGTCTCTTTGATGATGCCTTTGTAGATTAGCTCCCAATCTGTCTGACTTATGACAGCATTATCGAACGCTGTTGCTAGAACTTTGAGTGCAACTACCGCTGCAATGGGTGTCGCACGAGTGAACTGACCGATGATCTGCGAAATTTGCAGTGCTTGCTCCTTTTTCGCCCTAGAAGTAGGTTTGAGAGTGCTACCACCCACAACACGAGGCGTGAATGTCGTCCGAATTGAATTTGCATCCATCTTCTCCCAAGTTGACGCCATTTCATCACCGAGTAGTGTTGCAACTTCCTCTTTTTCCATGAATTGCAAGCACATTTGTGCTACTAGCCACAACACTGTTCCAACACTATCCTCGATAGCGTCCATCTTCTCATCTGCACGTGTCTGTGTTTGACTTTCGTAGCTCTCTATTGCTCTGTTGGTGGTGTTTGTCTTGTATTCGACGCCTCGCTGAACACTCGTGACACCGGAGAGGCGGTCAATGGCCTCAAGAACAGGCTTCTTGTCAAAGAATTTGATGGCGTCGGCACTAGGTGGTAGTAATGGGCCGAGTACATCACCGAGCTTCTTGCCCTCTGGCAAATCCAAGCCGATTGTATTACTATCGAGTGTGCCAGAGATAAGACTTTCGAGTACGTCTGCGCTCTTGAGTGCGTTCTTGTCATATGCTACCTTACCTGCAGCGAAGCGACGTACTTTAGACCACTCATTGTTGATGATGTTTATGTCATCTTGCTGGTCTAGATAGTAGGTAACTTCGCCCTTCGCGTACATAGTGATTGGATCAGTGTGGAACTCCATTGGCACCACACTAAAGAACTGGTCAAGTGAATAAGGATCATCCCATACCCACAGAGGATAGCACCAGTCATTGCAGTTGTATAGTTCAACTCGTCTTGTGACCTTATCCCATACATAGCACACCTTTGTCATCTGTGCTGCGAGGAAGCTGCGTTGGTCGCTGTAGCCGTACTTGGCATATTCGCTAGTGCTGTAGCTGAATAGCTGGAAGTTGTCTGTCTGACCACGTTCGCCTTGATCTGGACTGACACCAGCTTTGATGACGTTGGTAGGACTAAAGACGCTCTCCCACTCATCGCTGTTAGGCTTCTTGCGTCCGTACTTAGCACGCAGTAGTGATGTGTACATCAAGTCTTCAATCATGACCCAATTACACGTGCCACTAAGGTCTAAGTCGGTAGCTGTTGGATCGACTATTACTTGGTCTGGACGGCGTACTTTCACCCACGGACCACTAGGTGTGAGCATGTCAATGGTTTCTTCCAACGCTAGCAGCTTGCCTTCGCACTCCTTAATGTCCTTCTGCGACTTGGCTTGCTCTAGCTCAGCACTGAGTTTCTTGACTTCCTCTAGTGCTGCTTCACTGCTCTGCTCACGTAGTGTGTAGCCGCACTCGAACCAGCCTACATTAGTCAACGTAGTGCTGACGATGTTGCGCTTCACTTTACGCTTGAGGTTCAGTCCCGGTGATGTTTTCTTAGCAGCGAGTACGTTGACTAGTTTCTCTAGAGTGCGCTGCTTCGGCTCGTCTGCTTTGTCTTCACTAGTAAACTCGGCCTCCGGGTTTTTAGTGAATAGCATAGGAACGAGAGCGCTGACGTTCGCAAATACCAAGTTCTCAGTGCTGTCAAACGTACCTTGGAGGGGTTTACCGGCTGTACTATCTTCCTCAGTTCGTGATGGAGCATTAGTACGGGTATGGTCATGTCTGTAGTACCTATACGCCTCCGACCATGCATCTGTGTTCTTGCTCATTGCAGACTTGCCCTGATCGTAGCGCGAACGCCACAACGGGCCACGGTGTTTAGAGACAGGTATCTTGCTTTCACCTATGACACGATACATAGGCTGGTCATCTACTACAGCATTAGGATCGGCTGTGACACCTTCATAGGTGTTGTAGTCGGTAGCAGGTTCCGCGGGCGGAGGATTGCCGTAGTCGTCAGCCATTAGACAAACCCTTTGTCAGTAGCAAGCCACATAGGCATTGTGAATGTGCCATCGTTGTTGTCTTCAACTTGTGACTTTGGCACCCACGCAGTTGTCTTACCATCGTACAAGCGTAGTGCTTTCTCTGTCTCGCCACGTACTTCTGCAGCCATGTCGAACAGTTCACGCTTAGTTGACTTTGTATTAGCCATAGCGGTGTGCTCTTGGGTTCTCAGCGCTGCGGTCTTTCTCTTGCCACAGCATCCACGAAGGTACACGCTCATTTGCAGGGATTGCGTACTTGCCTATATCTGGCATCTCACTGAGTAAGTACTTAGTCATGTCCATCGCATGATCGTTGCGATCTGTTGGCTTGTCTATGCGCTCGCCACTAGTAGACTGCTGCCAGAAGTATCCTGCAATCTCGTCTGTCCACCAATCGAGCTTTGCATTGACGAACAAGCGCGGGGAGCCAGCCACACGGCGAATAGGATGAAGCAAGCGATGATTAATGTTAAGATAACTTCCGACCTTAATAATCCCATTCGCCACATCGTTGTTTCCACGACGCATACGTATGTCGTCGTCTTTGAACATGTCAGCTATCGTCTTCCCCACGGTGCGTTTGTTAACTGTCCGACGACCGAAGATGGATGGATCGGCGTTGATCTTGTGCATGTCGTCAAGTTCAGCACTCCAATCGGCACGTATACGCCGTATAGCACTAACTTGTTGGTCGATTGACATTTCCTTTTGGTAGAAGCCATCACATAGTACGACATGCTGCTCAGGTGTAACGAATGCAAGACCGTAGCAACTAGGCTGCGCTTGACCATAGTCGTAGCCTTCTATCCACGTGGGATGGTAGTGTGTCTCTACATACGCATCCAGCAGAGCGTGTATGTCGCCTTCCTGCAGTAGATGTACAGACGTATCGTATTGGGGGTACACCAAACCCTCATACGCAACCCACCGTCCGAGCAAGAAACGATCACGTTGCTGCCCTTGATACATCGTTTCAAGGGTCTGGATGAAGTCGCCACCTTCAGCTTCATGCACATGGCGTAACTCGTAGGTGCTGCCTTCGACAACTTCTATTAACAACTGCGGCTTGCCATCTTCACCGAGTACTGGCTTACGGTCTATGTCACGAGCGCAGATGAGGTCGTCAGTCACAACGCCAGTTGCTTTGTACTGTTGCAGTGGGCGCACGAGTTTGGTGTAGACCCAATTACCAGTTGGATTGCATGTCAACATCATCCAACGTGGGCCAGTGACAGGCATCGTACCATCTTCGCCAATGTAACGGGCGCGACCACGTAAGCGACCGAACAAGTCGAGGAAGTCCTTATGTGTGATTTCAGGGTCTTCAACTTGATCTACAATGACCCAATCGAATGTTGCTGACAGCAAGTTAGAACTACTGCTCTCAGTCTTTGTCCCTTGCTGTGCGATGTAACGGAAGTACACAGTGGTGCCGTTCTTGAGATGGCAGATGTTGTCACCGTTCTGTCCTGTGCTAAACGACACTATCCACTTGGGGGGACACCACTTGAGGAACTCTTTGCGGATAGTGTCGTTTAGTTTCGGATAGGTTGAGCGTGATATGAGGCCAGTACTACCGGGATACATGTCAGCGAGTTGTAGTGCTTTGATGACTGCTGCTGTTGTCTTACCATTGCCGAAGCCACCGCCGTAGATTTGCACCTTCGCACGCGAATGCAAGAACTTGTCCTGCAAGCTGTTCTCCTTCAACAGCAACTCAGGACGTTCTGCAACTTGTACAGTGCGTACACGCGCCATCAGTTGAGCTTAGCCCATGTAGTTGTGCCCTTCTCCAAGGCACGGTAGAGTTCAAAGGTTGTAGTGTTCAACTGTATCTGACCTGCAAACAACGATGCACCGCTAGGCACACCTGCTGCGGCAGTAGTAGGCATGCAGTAACTCACATCAACCACACCGACGAAGCCGTTGGCTTTGATACCTTGGCCGTCCTTATTCGGTACGATTGCCATTGTTCTTCTCCCTTAGTGGAGTAACGTCTTTAGCATCTACGTCGATTGTTGGCATTGTCTTCGGTTGCGCTATCTCACGTATGTGACGAATTGTCAAACCGCCCTCAAGCGAGTGACGGTGTTCCATGACTTGTTTAGGACTAAAGCCGCCACGGTCAAGCATGTTCATGTACACACGCGCCTTCGTAGCAGGTTTAGTTTCTTCGTCTTCAAGAATGTCCTCTAAGCCATCGAGAGCCTTGGACGACATGCGTTCAATGCGCTTCTGCACGTTGTCAGCTTCGAGTGTAGCGAGGTTGTCTTTGATGAGGTGATCTAGTTGCTGGAACAGTTGTAGACCTTTAATCATGTCTACCTGTGACAGCTTCAAGCCTGTGGCGTCTGCAATCTCTGCATCGTTTATACCGAGTATAAAGTACAACCACACTACTCCGGTGGTAGTGACGGCTCTACTATCTGCAGGGAGGTCAACAAGACCACGACGCACAACACGGTTGTTACGATCACGACCACGAACAACAGCCGCTTCGGGAGGTTGTTTAGTGCGCGTTGTCTGTTGTTGTATAACTGCCTCTGGCGATGTAGACGGAATAATCGCTTGACCAGTCCGCGTGTCGATGACGAGGCCATTTGCAAGTGGTAAATCCGGCATTGTTCATTATACTCGCCGTCTACGTGCAGTGGGCGTTGCTGTTGGCCCTTGTGCGCCGCGTGCTGTAGGCATGTTAGCACGATAGGCGTCAGCAATGACAGCGGCTATACGTGGATCAGTAGTAGGCCCACCACGTGCAACAGGCATGTTAGGTGCTGAAGGGCGCATTGGTCGAGCAGGGCTGCTAGGCATACCACGTGCTGTAGGTACTGCAGCATTAGGATCACCTGCAGCCTGTTGCATCACTGCAGCACTAATGAGATCATCCATACTGCCGCCAGCACCGCTAGGCATACCACCGCGAGGCATCGCTGTTGCTCCTTGTTGTTGTGGATTAGCTCCTGCAGGTACTTGCTCACTTTCGCCCTCAGCTTCTTCATCATCTGGCGTAGGTTCAGCGGCTTCGTCGTCAGGAGCAGCAGGTGCAGATGATGGTGGTGTGTGGGCATCATCAGGAGGTTGATCTTCGGGACTTTCACCACCATCATCTGCTTGAGTAGACGGCTGCGCGGGATTGCCACTAGCATCGTCGGCAGCTTGATCTACCCAATTCTCTGCAGCACTCTGCACTTGTTCAGGAGATACCTGAATGCCCATCTGTTGCAGTGTAGCAGCAACTTCATCAGGTGACATTGCCATGAGTTGCTGCAACATGTCGCCTATGTCCACAGCGCCAGCACCTTGCTGCTGTTGTAATGCTTGCAGTACTTGTGGCGATAACTGTGTTTGCATCTGCGGCATGTCTACGGGCATCTACCTGTGTTCCTTCTCTCTACCAGCATTAGCAGCTTTAGGAGCAGCTTCAGGCGGCGGAATAGGTGCCGCAGTTGCCGGTGGGTCTGCTGGCACTGCTACACCACCAGCCATGCCCCACGCTTCGTACTCACGGCGGTCGAAGTCGTTAGGATCGTTGGGAATGTGCACGCCGTCTTTGGTGCGAATGACTACATCACTGTGAGTGAGTTTGTAGTCTACAGGGTCTTCCACAGGTGCTTCACCTGCTTTAGCAACAGGCTTAGGTGGATTGGTAGGCTTCTTTGCCTCAGCTTCTTTGACTGCTGCAGCCATCGTTGTTACTCCTATCGTCTGTGTGTCAGTTGATAGTACCTGCTTTACCACCACCGCCGTTACCTGACTTGTCTACAGGGTAGATAGCAGGAGCGAAGGTGGGTTGGTATATTCTGTTAAGCTGCACAACATCAGCAGCCGTGGTAGCACGATTGATGAGTGTGGTTGCTGAGATGGGCACTTGACCACCCATGTTCAAGCCATCTGCCTGTCGCGCTGTTACATATGATTGTGTAGCTGTAGCGTTAGCACCGGGAGCTACACCATCGAGTGCTACCATTGCAGCACCTACGTCGCGCTGTGCAGTGGGAAACATGATGCGTGCTAAACCACGTGCGGCTGCTGACGGCTCATTGAGTAGAGCATACGGCTGCGCGAATACGTTGTCCCACAATCCTGCCCATGATGGCATAGTAGTACTCCGTGTGGTTGAAGCTGGTTGTGTCTATCATCGGCCATAGCACAAGATGTGGTATTTGTCAATAGAAAACAACACCATAGGCTGTGATAGTCCGGCCCGAAGGGCCGGTTGGTGGACTTACTAACTTCCAAGCGTTACATACACAACTACGCACTAGCTATCTACAACAGCGACGACTTGCATGTAGTTCTACATGTGCTATACTAGCTATGTTGTGTTGTAGTAAGCTACCAACTGAGCACTCGTCGTTGTAGTTGTTATAACTACCACGGCGGGTGCTCTTTTTCATTTATACATTGTATAGACTATACACACTCAAGTACTCACAACAGTCGGCGTTTGGGTTTTTATGCTACAAGCGCTACAAGCAATTCAACAATGCGAGGGGCTTGAGACAGAGCTTCTATTCCGTCCGCGTGCCTTGTGGCTGTGGCAGTGTTTGGGAATTGGCCGGGGACTACCTCCTCTACTTCACACCACGCGCACTCACTAGCTGGCAGTGATGCAGCTATACAATGCTATGCCTGCCGCGTTGGCATGTATGCAATGCGGACATAAGTCACGCCGCAGCGACGGGGCGCATTGTCCCCACATGCACCGCGCTATGTCAGCTAGTGTTCGCGCTATGTCAGCTATTGCACACTGCTACGCCCTAATTTTATACAGTGTATAACGCAGGCTATAATTGCCTGTTATACAGTAGCAGCATGTATGCTACTTTATGATTAGTTGCATGTGATTTCAGAGTGTGTATACTAGTTAGCGTTGATAGCAATAATGCTGCAACAGAGTACAACACAACAGAAGGAACTAGGACGATGGTACAAGTCACCAACACCAACACTACAGACACAAAGCGCAATGCATCTAACATTGGCGCTGATGTGTTCCACCTTGCTACGATTAAGGATGAGTTAAAGAGCGGACCTATCATGCTAGCTCATACTTATCCTGCTGAACTCACCTCACTGCTGGCACGTATCACTGGCAGTAAGGACGGCGAAGACAGTATTCGTGGCATGTTGCTTGAATACTGGCATGCTACGCCAGAGGGCGACACGCATAAGAAGCGCTATGACCAGCTAGTAGCACTCGGCAAGTTGAAAACAGCCGAACAGAAAACCGAACAAGCTACAATGCTGTTGCAACAGAATAACGTTGCGATCATGTTGCAGCGGGCAGTGGAAACGTTCCAAGGTATCGACCTGCTACGCAAGGCGCAACGCGATGTGACAGTGACGCGTATTCATAACCAGCAAAATGCGTTTGCTTGCTACGTATACCGCACTGCTACTGGTGAAGGCGAATGGATACGCTTTAGCGCCGAACAATTGCGCAACGTTGCAAGTGCTACATTCGACAATGATACGAAAGTCAGTGACATTCGTATAGCTTGCAGCAGTGCGAAGAATGGTGCAGCGAATAAAGACAAGGGCACCAATGGTGAGCGCATTGCGCCGTCTAAGATAGCCGATGCAGTGACCGCCATTGATACGTCACTTGCCCCGCTGTATAAGGACGATGGCACGTTGGCAGTACCTCCGGGCGGTATGAAAGCATTGCACCGCTTATGGGCGCAGCTAGATGCAGTCATGTCAGATAATGACAAGGCCAAGGCGAGAGGCGAATACAAGGCAGAAGGCGACAAAGCCGATGCAGCTATTGCAAAGGTGATTAAGCCTAAGGCTAAGCGTAAGTCAGCCTAAGCCTAACGTTATACACTGTATAACTACTAGCCTCCGCGTCAGCAATGGCGCGGAGGCATTTCTGTGTCTGTTGATGTAGCGTAGCAAGCGAGCAAGCGACCGCCAACTCATGCGCCCGATTACAGCGCCGCGCAGCGTCACAGCTACACATGCTATCTAGCACTACAACACCAGCCCCGGAGGGCGTAGCCCGACACAAGCTTCTTCACTGCCGCTGATGACAGTCGCATGTAGAGTAGTTAGTAGAGTAGTATGTAGTAGTTGTTAATAGCGTAGTGGGCGTTGGGAGGCAAGGGCCTCCTTGGCAGTTGTTGAGTAGTTGTTAAGCTGTGTATAACTAGTGCTATCACAGAATTAGTAGACTTGCATGTGTTTTCTAGATGTGATATATTATAGGTATACAAAGAGAGGGAGTACAACTTAGAGTAGAGGCTAGAGTAGGAATAGTAGTGAGTAGTAGTGAGTGGTGTATATATACACTGTATAACATGGAGAGCTACAATGGCGCAGCAACAGCTTAGCTTATTCGCAAAGCATGAAGTTGAAGCAATCGACACTGCACGTGTCTTTAATGACGTAGATGAGATGCAAGCACGAGCACCTGCACTATTCGCTAAATCACCGCATCCTAAGATGAGCGGTAGATATAGCTTCACTAATACCTACGACATACTGCTGCACATTCACAATCGCGGATTCAAGGTGAGCAGCGTGCAAGGTGGACAGAGAACTTATAACAAGGTGATGATACGTATGCGTCATGATGCATACGACAAGCGCGATGATGCACCTGAGATTGTCATAGTTGATAGCCATGATGGCACCAGTAGATTGAAGATGATGCTCGGTATTATCAGGTTCATATGCATGAATGGCATGGTCGCTGGTGATATGCTGTATAGTAGATCATTCATACATCTAGCTCCTGACTTGATGGAGCAGGTGATGTTAGAACTAGATGATATACAACAGCACATCACTGCGTTGGAGAAGCGCGTACAGCGCATGAAGAACTACACAACTAACATCGGTGAGCGCATACTGCTAGCCGATGCAGCTATCAAAGCTCGCTTCAATCGTGATGAAGATAGACCAGCTAGCTTCATAGCTGACATGCGCCAGCGTATGCTGCACACTCGTCGCAGTGATGATGAGAGCAAGGACATGTACACTGTGATGAATGTGATACAGGAGAATGTGTTACGAGGTGGTATGACATATCACATCAGCAACACCATTCGCCGCGTAGCTCCGATCACCAATGTTGATCGTAACCTATTGATTAACCATACACTATGGCGTGAAGCTGAGGGCTTGATCGCTAAGGCTGCTTAGTATACAGTGTATAACGTTGTGGCAACGGTAGCGGTGAGTGGCCGTGCTTAACACTCACCATCCTAGGAGACTACAAACATGAGGCTGACAAGAGGAATACTAGCAGCAATCGCGCTGTTAGCGGTGGCAGATATAGCACGTGCTGTAACTGTTGACGACCCACTTCACGGCATCATCTGCAGTGGAGTAGGTACTGGCTGCAGTAATGCAGCGGACAATGGTAGCTTCACGCCATTGTCACAAACAAACAACTGGAGCTTCGCTATTAGCCCCGGTCCTGCAACTGGTGACTTGACGTTGGTGTTCTTAGTACCTACCAACACAATCAACGTCGCCTTGTTCAACCTACCCGGCATTACTGACAACAACTTACCCACTATTGGAGCAACAGTATTCGATAGGGTGAACTTGTTCACAGCAGCATCACCGGGTGTGTCTACATACTTAGGCTTAGCAGGTGCCTTCTCACCTACTAACAACTTCGCCAACAGCAGTGCTGGTGAAGCTACACTCAATCCCGGTTTCTTGGGTGCGTTCCTAGCATTCACCTTAACACTTAACGATGTGACACTAGGTGATGTTGCTAGTACTACAACAGCACATGACTTCTCGTTTGGCAGTAACTTGCCAGCCGGGACTGTGATCTTAGGGTTGTTCATTGAGGAGTTCGACAAACATGGCAACCCCTGCACTAACAACTGTGCTATAGGCACAGCAGCTAGTGCTGATTTAGTAATCACACCATTTGCTGCAGAAACCCCACTACCAGCCGCAGTGTGGCTGTTCGGTGGTGGCTTAGGTGTGTTAGGTGTGTTAAGCAGACGTAGGCGTAAGTCAAGAGGTGCGTGGGATGACTTACCACGTGTAGACTTCTTGCCTAAAGTTGTGTAAGTTAGTTGTAGTAGTACTACTCTAAAGGCAACGGCGCTTTTACTAACTACCAGCAAGAGCGCCGTTGCTCTAGCGAGCAACAGCGTTCGGGCACTTCGTGCCCGTAGTGTGTGCCTTGTTACATACATAGGCGTAGTTACAACATCATGAAAGGAGCCAAGTTATGAATAGCTTGCAGTACATGCAGTATTGGGAACGCGACATAGCGCCAATAATGTACTACGGCGATGCTCGTTGGTGCAGCAGGTGTGAGTGGTTAATCCCCGGTTACGACATATGGTGGTGCTAACATGTTAGCACAATCATGGCTATATGGCCGTCGTATGACTTCTCCGCACGATGCCATACTTGAGCGTCATCTCAAGCTGCCCGATCAATTCAATCCTCATTCATCAGTAGCAGTGTTGAACACGTTGGCTGAACGTATAGTGTTCACTGACGATGTGCCTTCACTGCTATACGACATGCACGATAATAGGCAGCTAACCTACGAAGGCATGTTGACCAGTGTTAAACTCCCATTCGATTGCTTCTGGCTAGAATACCGTAGCGTACTAGGCATAGGTGATGTGTATGAAGCTAAGCGTGCCGAGTATGGTGCGCTAGTCATGCGCATGCCTAACGACCGTGTGCGTATGTACATAGTGATAGGTACAGACTTCGTTGATCTAGGCACTATCTCTAGCCTAGCCTACGTTGTTGAGTTTGAACATTGGCCTCCTGTCATGATGCCAATGCTTAGCAAGTCGTTGAACAGCAAAGCATTGCAGTTCTACATCAACTACGCGTACAATCGTGACAAGATCGAGAGTAAGGATGAAGACGCCACTAACATCATCGGTGGCATCGTCACTGAATTAATCTTCGGCATCTTCCTAGTCACACAGCCGAAAGTCTACAATGATGAGAAGATCGAGTGGCACCCTAAGAAACAAGGTGCACGTGCTAAGCACGGCAAGCCTCCGTTGTTGGAGTATCGCCGCATTCGCTTGCGTATCACTAAGCCTGTGAAGCGGTACAACAGTCAACCGACCGCCAGAACGCGCGGTATACAGTGTATAGACAACGAACACGACACGGAGAGTAGCGATGCTATCAATCATCGACGCTACCACAAGGTCATGGGTCACTTCAGGCACTATCTACGTCACGATCCTGCTTACACCGTATGGATAGAGCCTCATTATCGCGGTGATCCTGCTCTTGGTATCACATTCACAGAGCGAGATGTAACCAAATGACTGACACTCAAACACCGAAACAAGTGCGTGACTACGCATGTGTATTGTGTGGTCACGCGTGGACTGCATCTGTCGAGCTTCATAATGGAGCTAACTTGTGGTGTCCTGAGTGTTCTAGCAACTACTCAATCAAGGTATCTCCTACTCATGGAGCAGATGAGGTGGACAAATGACACTATACTCATTCAACCCACTCTGTGCATTCTGCCACCTACCTCTAGCCAAGGGAGAAGGCAATGACTGTTGGCCGTTTATTGTCTCTGGCCTATGTTGCGATGATTGCGATGATACTATCGTCTATCCGCACCGTTGTGTCATACTTGCAACTCCTAGAACCACCAATGATAAGGTTCACTAGCATGGCAGACAGAGAGAACATCTGGCTACAGCCGGGAACACGTGCACACATGCTTGTCTACAAAGACGGCAAGTGGCAAGTGTGGACTAGCACCAACTCGCGCAGTGGTGATAGTGATTTGTGGTGTGGTACTTACATGGAACTACACCCCAATGGAATGTGTATACAGTGTACACGTACTGAAGCGTATGTGAACAACATCGTAGTAAGACCAGCAACAGGGGATGCAACATGACTAACAACGGTGGTAAGCCTTTGGTAGATCAACTACACGAACAAGCTGCACGCGGTGTAGAGGCTATCCAGTTGATAGTAACTGAACGCGATGACCTACGCCTACAATCAGATCGTATGAGCGCTGAACTCGCACTCATACGCGAGCGCAACAATCAACTAGAGAGCCGTCTTAAAACGGCAACAGTCGAGCGTGACCACTACATGCGTCACGCTGTTGAGTTAGTGAGTAGACTTAACAACATTCAGTTGTTGATAGTGAGTGCAGTAGAGGAAGCAGGTAGAGTAGCCTATCGACCATCGCTTGTAGGCAAGGCACGAGAGCATGAGACAGTAACTAGTGAAGATGTTAAAGCTATTGAAGGCATCTTGAAGCGCCTACCACAGAACAATGGGGATACAACACAATGACTAAAGCTATATGCTTCTACAACGATGGCACTCTAGATCACCGTGCATTCACCATGCTCGGCTTGAGTGCTAAGTCAGATGACAAAGCCATAGGCTTCTTCGGCACTGGCTTCAAGTACGCTATCGCTACACTCCTACGCTGTGGCTGTGATATAACTGTACACGTGCACGACAAACATGGTGAGTTCGATGAGTACAAGTTCTTCTCTGTGCAAGGCCACTTCCGTGACAAAGAGGTGGAGTTCATCTACTACAACGATGGCAAGAGTGACCACGAACTGCCATTCACTACACACTTGGGTGCCAACTGGAAGCTGTGGCAAGCCTATCGTGAGCTATACACCAACGCGCTCGATGAAGGTGGTGGTGTAGAGCTAGTTGACGACATACATTGCTTCAACCCTGCCATTGGCGACGTATGTGTGTACGTCATGGGTGATGAGTTTATACGTGTATATGAGCAGCGTGCCAAGTACTTCTTGAAGGCTGAACCACTCGCTGCATCCTTCCGTATGCGTTGCGTTGAGAAGATAGCCGATAGTGACAACGTTGTATACTACAAGACCATGTACACCGGCACTAAGTTGGACAAGCCTACTCACTTCACTTACGACTACACAACCACAGTAGAGCTAACTGAGGATAGAACTATAGGCGATACATGGTCACTACGCCATCACATCAGCCACCTGTGGCTAGAGCACATGAGCTATGACTTCCTTATTCAACACCTACCAGCTATAGCCAATGAGAAGATGTACGAGAACCAACTCTCTGCAGACTACTGCACACCTAGCGATGACTTCAATCGTGCGTGTGCTTATCTCAATCAGCACCACCGCTCGATGCCACTATGGGCGCGTGATGCATACAACCGTAGTCGCCCATTCGATGAACAAGTTGAGCACTTCAAGCCTAACAGGTGGCAGCGTACTCAACTCAAACGTGCCATTGCTATCCTACACTACAACGGGAGCATGATTGACCCTGCTACTATAACCACGTGCGCTTCTCTACCCGAAGACGTTATAGGCTTGTACAAGAACGGCACAATCTACATCACTAAGGAAGCGTTCGAGCGTGGCTTCTTAGCACTACTCGGCACGTTGTATGAAGAATACACACACCTAACTACTGGCTACGAAGATGGCACTAATCGGCTGCAGAACTTGCTAGTAGATAAAGTAGCCAACCTGATGCAGCAAGTCTATGAGATGGACAAGGAAACTGAGGGGAGTGAATGACTATGCACATAGTAATCTTAGGCGATCCTATCAACGGCTACACCTTCGTAGGTCCATTCCCTACTAAGGCTGACGCAGAGCTATACATCGACGAAGATGGCAGCGACGACTGCGCGTGGACTGTCATGCTAACTGAACCGGGGGAGGTTAAGGACTAGTCATGTTACAACTGCTCTACTACTACAAGACAACACTCACTGTGTTCGTACTCGTCTACCTACTGCCCGTCATTGCGTTCATCTATGCTGTCAAACACCGACAAGTGTTGAGCAAGATCAACTACGCTGCATGGCTAGTAGGCACATTCTACGGTGGCATGACACTATGGAGCTTGTACTGGCTGCTCTTTAGTGGTGAAGCTAGCGCTAGCCGGTGTTGGGACGGAGGGCATTTGATATGCTAGACAGTGAAGAACGCAGATACCAACGCAAAGATAGACGAACTGCTACTAGTAAACCACAGCTAGAGCATCGCCACTATGCTGTCATTGCGTATGTGATAAAGAACTTCATCGCTACAGACATACGTGAGGACGTAGCACAGGTGTTTGGTCGTGAACTCAAGCACACCAACCCTAAGTTCGACCGACGCCGCTTCCTTATAGCGTGTGGAGTAGTACGTGATGACTAAAGACAAAGTGCCGCAGCACGTTAAAGATCAGCGTGCTGCGGCTGCTGCTGGTAGAACTGTTGGCAAACGCACCAAGCAACTACGCCACCACCGTGAGCGTAGTGAGAGCTATGACGTATTCCGTCGCATCAACATGCACAATGGTGACAAAGACGTATGTTGGGAATGGCTCGGCGCTCACGGCACAGGCACACGCGGTGAAGTACGTCCGCGTGTGTGTATCGACAAGCGTCACTACTACGTCTACCGTGTAGTCTACGAGCTTTATACAGGGTATAAGCTGCAGGAGCGGGAAGTTGTCCGCCATGCGTGCGACAATTCGTGGTGCTGCAACCCATACCACATGTTGATAGGCTCACAAGCTGACAATGTAGATGACATGCTGCAACGCGAACGCGTAGGTCTGAAGCACTACCAAATCCGTCGCATCATGCAAGCGTTGGAAGTCGGTTGCACCGCTACTGATGTGTGTGTGATGATGAAACAGGGCTACAACCTATCACTAGACGAAAGCGTGGTGCGCAAAATCCGTATGCGTGTGATCTACAAGCACATTGACTGGCCGTGGGGTGATGCCTATGCCAACTTGCGCAAGCGTAGATTGGCAGAGTTGAGAAATCAACGACTTGCATCTGATCCTAAATCTGCTATAATAAGTGATAGTCAACAAGGAGCTACAACACATGGCGAAGAAAAGGAACGTAAAGATGACTAGTCCTGAGAAGAAAGAGCTACCACTCGAAGCACGTGCTATACAATGTATAAATGCATTCCTAGCACCGAAGACCACGCAGGATGCAGTAGACCAAGTAGCTGCTGAGTTCTTGACTGCTAACCTACTCCGCACACATGCTGAGAAGCGCTACGAAGCTGCCAAACGTTCTATAGCTGCAGCACATGAAGACAAGATCAATGATGTGCGCAATCGTGCTAGCGAGAGCATGATGAAGTCAACTATCATGCTCTACGGCAGTGATTGGGTGTTGAACTTGAACGCTAATCGTCCTGCTACACGCTGCGACGTTGATGAGCTACGAACAGAGCTAGTAAGGATGGGAATAAGTGTTGATGTGCTAGACGAGGCAATCGCTAAGGTAACAAAGAAGTCTACGCCAGCGTTAGTAATCTCTGTCACTCCCGTTGCGGGGTAATACACATGTCCAATGACGACAACGGCAAAGTCGTCAAGCTGCGCCAGCCTCAGGTCAACAAGCCTGCGGCTGGCGTTGGCGTTGGCGCGAGTATTGATGAAGCTATCAATCCTAAGTCCTTTATGAACATGTCTGACTTAGAGCAAGACATGTTCCTACAGCAGCTACGCGAACGTCGCATGCGCGTGGTTGAAGTACTCAAAGCAGCTAAAGCTGCCAAGTCTCAAGCAACTTCAATAGCTGCCAAGGTCAAGCTAGAACGCAAGATAGATCAGTTGGAGAAGCAACTTGAACGCACCACCAAGGCGCTCGATAAGCTCGAAGAACTTGTATACGATGTGCGTGCACTTACTCTCCAACACACTGATACAGACATTACAAGGGTCGCAGATAATGTCAAGATCACCACCGACAACGGAAGCAAGAGCTAGACTAGCTCGCCTCCGCTTCAAACAACAAACCACCAAACGTGCACGCATTGACCTGATGCTACAGCCGTTAGTAGCTGCAGCGCTTAAAGGCCCATTCGTGCGTCATCTTGCAGTCAACGAGCGTGCTGGTCTAATTCAGTTCCGCTTCGCTGGTCGTCGTGTGCAGTATTGGGTAGGTGCACGTAAGCTGCTAGTCAGCAACGCGATAGCTTCTACAGTGTATATAGACTACCGACCCGATCAGCTAGTGCGCGATGTAGCTGTGACTAATCCTAACTGTGCTTTCAACTTGTAGGAGGTTAGTATGGTGAACTATGTGCAGCGTGCACGTGATGTACGCTTGCTCGTCAAAGAACACGGTGTCGAGCGCGGCTTAATCAAAGCCGTAGAAAGGCTGAGTGAAGACAACGAGATGTTGCGTCAGGAAATGGCAGGTGTGGTGAAGACAGTTGATATGATGGCTAACATCGTCGCTGACATATCAACTGTAGGTGCTAAGCTGAAAGACGACTTTACTAAGTTGCAACAGAACTTCCGCAGGGGAGAGGAACATGATCTATAAGTGTGACGTATGCGGTAAGTTCGTGTCACTAAACAGCGCTGGCGCTGTGCGTAGACTGCTAACACCTGATAGCCAGTTCACAACTGAAACCTACGAAACACTGTGTAAGCAACATGCAACTAGCGGAGAAGCAAAAGCGGCTTCGCTCGCCGGGGAGAAAGGCAATGGTTGACACCTTCAAGACATACAAGCGCAAGTCACGCATCGAACTGCGTCCCTACATACAGGGTGAGAACCTAGACGGTGTTAGCATATCTGCGCCTGATAAGAAGAATGGCTCACCTAAAGTTGGTGATTGGATAGCTCGCAATCCTAAAGATCACAGCGACATGTGGTTGGTGAGTGCTGCATACTTCGCTGACAACTATGAGGTGGAGTGATGAGAGCTTTTACAATGTACAGACGCAATGTACCGAAGGAAACGCATAATGAGCTGCAAGCAAATCCGCCAGACATGCCGCAGTTTGAGGGTGTTGTTTGGAGCGACGGTACTTGCACGATACGTTGGTTAACAGCACGCGGCTCGACTGCTGTGTGGTCTAGTATGGATGACATGCTAGCTATCCACGGCCATCCTGAATACGGCAGTGTACTTGTGTGGCATGATGTGATTGAGGGCAAAGCAAATGCTGATTAAACCAACCACCGACAAGACGCTGCCTTGGGTAGACTACTCCACTCTCTCCGCTGTCAACACCTGTCCTAGATGGGGCCTCATTCACAACTGGCACGGTAAGCACTTGCCTAGTGGTGTCGAACGCGTGCTGCCGTTGGAAGCGGGTAGAGCTATGCACGATGTGTTTGCCTGTGCTCGCTTGTTCGACCTACTAACTGCCAAACCTGAACTGCGTAACAACATCAACGCCTACGCAGTGCGACTACTCACTAACGACATGTACCCTGAGCGTTGGCAACAAGCCATGCGCTACTTCGACACTGGTGAAGACAGTGAAACACGTTGTATGCAGATGGCACTCTCGCTGTTGGAAACCAGCGGCTACAGTGACGATCCACGTGACACTCGTCGTACACAGGCCAACCTTGAGAGTGCAGCTATCTCTTATATCCAACGCTACCCACTAGGCCGCTTCATTCCTATCTGCAACGACGACGCAACACACATCGGCGTTGAAGTACCGTTCGATCTAACTCTCTACAATGACGACAACAAACCTGTCATCCGTCTAGTAGGTCGCATCGACGCTGTATGCTTGGACACACTGCGTCCTAGCGACAAGACGCCTGAGGTGCATGAGAACAAAACCGGCTCGCGTATAGACACCGTGTGGAGTAGTAGCTTCGACACCAGTCATCAAGTCACAGGCTACTGCATAGCTATGTCCTGCGTGCTTAGTATACCAATCCGCAACGTCGTCATGTGGGGACTGCAGATACCAGTGCCTAAGGCATCTAGCTACACCGATGGCATCATGCGCTACCCAACTAGCCGCACTGACGAAGCCATCTACGAGTGGATGCTGTGGGTAGAACACACACTAGAGTTGATAGACAAGTACGAGAGCGATCCTACCAACGCACCAATGTACACTCACTCATGCAACCGCTACTTCCGTAGCTGCTCACTCATACCGCTGTGTACTGAGACACGTGAACAGCGCAAGCACATCTTCGACAATGAGATGAAGCAAGAACGCTGGTCGCCGTTGGAACAAGACAATCTAATATAGCAGTAGTTGCATGTAATCCTGCATGTGCTATACTATGTATAACAATGGGAGACTGTAGTGGAACTGAAGATCGAAAAGCCTACAGACGTACCTGCCCGCATTAGCATGGTGATATGGGGTGACAGCGGCAGTGGCAAGACTACACTAGCTGCAACTGCTCCCGGTCGCAAACTATTCCTGCTGCTCGATCCTGATGGTGACATGAGTATTCGCAACATGCCTGACTGGCAGCGCATCAATCTTACTAAGGAGAGTAGCGTCGATATTGTCAAGGAAGGCATGAAGCCTGACCCTTATACATTGTATAACATGCTCGGTGACTTTGACACCTTGATTGTCGATAGCCTCACCAAGTTCAGCGAACATGCGTTGCAGTACGCTGTACGTGTCGCGCCTAAGTCCAGCATCGAGGCTCCCGGCTTGCAAGGGTACGGCTTGCGTAACATCTGCGTGTCGTCGCTCATCTCCAATGTTCTCCGCATCACAAGTGCATTGAACAAACACGTGATCTTCATTACGCATGAGAAGGACGCTGACAGAAATGACGATGGTGCGATCATCAGCGTGTCGATGTTGCTCGGTGGGCAACTGCCGAACATCACTAGCAAAGACATTAGTGAGGTGTGGAACCTTCGTGACCATGCTGGCAAACGCTACATTGCTATACGTCCTGAGCGCTTTCGCTCACCGATGAAATCTCGCATGTTCGATATGACAAGTGCTACGAACTTCGAGTGGCGCTACAACTCTAACACTGGCAAAGGTCCGACGATAGCTGAATGGTGGCAGACATACACCGCCAACAACTACGCTAAGTTACCAGTGCCAAAGTGACACCCACTACTTATAGTGCTTACCCAATACACACTGAGCTAGCTGTAGCGGCTTGTTAGCTCTCTAATAGTGTGTATAACTAGAGTGCCGCTCAAACAGAAGGAGGCCCTGATGGGCATACTAAACTTCAGTCAGAACATTGCAGATGCAGAACCACCTCCGCAGCTACCTGCTGGCGAGTACAAGGCAATCTGCACTGCAGCAGTTGATAAGATGGCAGCATCATCTGGCAACCCGATGCTGACATTGACCTTGCAAGTGCCGCGTAGTGAGTTCCCTGCAGACTTTGATCCCGGTGATGGTGTTGACGAGTTGACATTCACTCTCAACGTTGTCAGCCGTGACATTCCTGCAGACCGTTGGCGCATGAAGAACACCTGCAAAGCGTTCGGTGTTCCCATGTCCAACAGTATCGACCCTAACGACTTCGTAGGTCGTGAGGCTCGCGCTCGTATCCGTATGGGCCTCGATCTGGAAAAAAACCCACGCGCGGAAGTTGGACAGGTATTGCCTCTCTAACTTCTACAGTGTATAACGACAAAGCTAGGTGGCAATGTCGCCACCTAGCACACCCTAGTAACTCTTACAAGAGGAATTTGCAACAATGGCAGTAGCACCTGTCCGTAATACCGCTGGCAAGAAGCCAGCAAACCGCGCACCTCAGAAGCGCACCTTCCACTTCTTCCTCAAGGTTGTCGATGAAGCTGGCAATCCCATTCAGGGTGCCAAGCTGAAGGTTGACCGCATCATCACTGATGCACGTAAGGTCATCGAGTTCATGGACACACCTGATTATGCGGACATGGGCCTTACGCGTGTCAAGCATGAGGTCATCTCTACTAAACGTGGCGAACAAGACGGAGCTACACAAGTCGGATAGGCTCACAAACACCGAAGCCGATAAGTGTGGGGCAGCGCCGCGTGTAGTAGAGTATCCCCTACGCACATGCGGCGCTGTCTATATTAATAAGCGCGAAACCTAGCGCTGAAAGGACATACAATGGATTTAGACGTTGAACAACAACGTGCAGTTGACATGTGCACGGACTACACAAAGCGCCTAGTGGCAGTAACAGGTGAAGCTGGCACAGGCAAAACAACAATCATCAAGAACACCTGTGACATACTCTCAGAACATGCTGGCGGTGGCAACTTCACCATCGCCGCTCCCACCGGCAAAGCTGCTCGCCGCATACGTGAAGCTACTGGCTATCCAGCACAGACTATTCACAAGTTGCTAGAGTTTAACAGGCCAGATGTAGATGAAGAAACAGGTGAAGCTACATCTGTCAGTCAGCCTAGCCGAACACGACACCATCCACTCGATCAACGCATCATCATCGTAGACGAATATGCAATGGTCAGTACAGGACTGCATCGTGATCTTGTTAGTGCTATTCCTTCTGGCGGTTGTCTACGCGTGTTTGGCGATGTACGGCAGCTACCCCCTATAGAGAACAATGACCTAGCTGATCCTACCTCTCCATTCCAACGCTGCTTGGAGATGCCCAACACCTTCACGCTACAAAACATCTACCGCCAAGCCGAAGGCAACGGTATCATCGAAGCTGCGCGGCGCATAACTCGCGGCCAGTTCTTTGGTAGCAATCCTGACGTAGAGATACGACTGCACGACGCTGTACTACACAGTCTCTACACCAAGCTCGACGACGACAAGTCAATCGACTGGTGTAGTCTTGACAATCAAATCATATCACCAGCGCGCAAGTCTGACATAGGTACTATCAGGTTGAACAGCATACTGCAAGCACGCTTCAATCCTGAGATGCCCGGTAAGACAGAACTACCGCGCAACAAGTGGGAGGCTAAGAACCGTGTCTTTGTATCAATCGGTGACAAGGTTGTATGCAACACCAACAGCTACGATCTACGTGATTATAGCGAGCGTTTCGCTGAGTACGACGCTAATGGCGTTGGCCTCATTGGCAGCTTTATCCCATGCCCTGATACGAAGCAAATGCTCAATGGTGAAGTCGGACGCATTCTCAACATTGATGAGTATGGTGTCCTAGAGATTGACTTCGGTGATCGTGTGGTAGAGCTACCACCACGCATCAACGACTACAACATGCGCAAGCGCTTTCACTACCACTACGACCCTCGCAAGGCGATTGAGTTAGCATATGCACTCACGACACACAAATGTCAGGGGAGCCAGTATGATAACATCATCTACTGCATGGCTAGTTGTGCGTTCTTTAATCTTAGCCGTCCTAACTTCTACACTGGTATTACTCGTGCTGCTAAGCACGCAACCATTCTAACAGATCAACGCAGCTTCGCCACATCGCTCAAGTCGATGGGCTGGAAACGGAAGAAGACCACATGATGAACACGGCTGAACTGAAAGAGCGCTTCACATTGCAAGCGCAGACTGCAGGCTTGCAAGTAGAATGTGCAATGGGCGGCACTATGAACGCCACTCTCGCTATAATAGCAGAAGCTCCCGGTCGCAATGAGATAGCTCAGGGCATTCCACTAGTAGGAGGTGCTGGCAACATACTGTGGAAGGCGATCAAGACACACTGCCCTGAGATCAAGCGTCATGAGTGCTACATCACCAACGTAGTCAAGCGTCAAGTCGCCTTCGACACTGACATTAATCGCAAGCCTGTAGGCAAGCATGAGCTAACAGCGTGGCAGGAGCTATTGTTGTGGGAGTTGGCTATGTTGCCTAACCTACAACACGTACTCCTGCTAGGCAACTTCGCTGTTGAAGCACTCACTGGCAAGAAAGGAATAACCAACTGGCGTGGTAGCATCATCGAGTGCAACTTGTCCAATCGCAAGCTGACTGCAGTGTGCACCTACAATCCTGCCTTCTGTGCACGTGACCCAATGGCGCACATCGTGTTCGACATGGACATAGGCGACAAACTACGACCAGTTGTGTTAGGGAGATACAAGCAGCATGACGTATCGGTGCAGATCAATCCCACCTACAAGCAAGCACTTGAGTACATTCGTCATTGTCAAACCTCACCTAATCCAATCGCGTCGGATATTGAAGTCATCGGTAACGAGACAGCTTGCGTGGGCCTTGCAGCCTCACCGTATGAAGCCACTTGTATCGCATTTCGCAACGAGGAAACAAACTTATACAGTGTACAAGAAGAACACGAAATTCGTCGCCGTCTGCAACGACTTTACTCTACGCCAACTGTACGTGTGGTGTGGCAGAACGGCGGGTTCGATATGGCGTGGTTATGGTTTAAGGATCGGATACGCTGCAGGCCCGCATACAGCGACACGATGCTTGGTCATCATGTTCTATATCCCACAATGCCACACGATCTTGGCTTCATCGTTAAACAGTACACCACACACCCGTTCTATAAGAACGAGAAAGACGAGTGGCGACATACAGGTGGTATTGACAACTTCTGGATATATAACGGTAAAGACTGTGCACTCACACTTGCGTCGAACGCTCACATCATTGCGGAGTTGCGTGAGCAGAAGCTAGACAAGTTCTACTTTGAACACGTGATGCGCTTGCAAGCTCATCTAGTGCTAATGACCGTAGGTGGTGTGTTGAATGACATGCCGCTGCGTGCTCGCATGCTTGACGAGAACACACCCGGCAATCTGTACAGTGATCTACAGCGTAAGCTGGCAGACTTCTACGCAGCGTGTCGTGAGGCAGTTGGTGACTACAACTACACACCAAATCCCAACAGCCCGAAGCAGATGGCAGAGTTGTATTTCAGTAAGTTGAAGCTAGTAGGCAGAGGCACTAGCACCGATGCTACCAACCGTGAGTTGATGCGTAAGCATCCACGCACAACACAAGCTGCACGTAAAGTCCTCGATGCAGTTGATAGCTACATCGAGGATGATAAGTTCTACAGTGTATATGCGTCAGCCAAGCCTGATAGCGATAGTAGGATGCGCTGCGACTACAGGCAGACCGGAGTACGTTCTGCGCCGGGGCGTCTTAGTAGTGCGCAAACACTGTGGGGCAGCGGCGGCAATCTGCAGAATATCCCCGACCGCGCGAAGGAGATGTTTATAGCTGATCCCGATTGCTGCTTCATCTACATTGATGGCTCTCAAGCGGAGGCTCGCGTCGTCGGCTGGCGATATAACATCGCAACGTGGATCGACCAGTTTGAGAGGGCTAGGCGTGACGGCAGCTACGACTGTCATCGCGCCCTCGCCAGTGACATGTTCAATGTACCGTACAACGAAGTTCCGACCTTCGACCGCTACCCCTTGGATGAAGTTGCCGCGAAGCGTGATGGCATCGCATACAACGCGGACATGGCGGGGAAGCCCACAATCCGCTACATTGCCAAGCGTTGTCGTCATGGTCTTAACTACCGTATGATGCCTGACCGTCTAGCTCTAACAACAGGCTTGTCACTATCAACAGCAAGTGAGGCGTTTGTCAAGTACCACAAGTTGACACCTGAGTTGAAGCTAGGATGGCAAGCCGATCTGAACCGAGTACGCGGCGAGCGTGCTATCTATAACGCCTACGGACGGCGATACGTTCAATTAATTCCAGTGACCGAGGAAAGCACCGAGGCGATAGTCGCCTTCTACCCACAGTCCACTATAGGCGACCACATCTGCCGCGTCATATATAAGTGTCACGACGACGACAAATGGCCCAAGGGCAAGGCCAGAATAGCACTCAACACTCACGATGGGCTGATAGGTCTAGCGCGGAAGGACGTAGCCAAGCAGGCACTACGTGTGATGGTCAAACACGCCGAAGCACCAATACTGATAGGCGGCAAACAACTCATCATCCCTGCCGAGTGCGGCATTAGTGTGCCGGGAGATGATGGTGTACATAGGTGGTCAACGATCAAGAAGATCAAACAAGCGGAGCTTATGCACTAGCAACTACTCAGCACTAGCACCTGCGCTAGCAGTAGGATTGCTAATGCTCTCACGCAACATCTCGTCAATCGCCTTCATCGTTATAGGACGACCCTGCAAACGTGGAGCCAGCACCTTGCCGTACTTGTCACCAACAGTCTGCTCGAAGTACTTGGTGGCTAGGTGCTGTTGCTCCATGTTGTCCTGCATACGACCGATGATGATGTTCTGCCTACGAGTGCGTTCCTCTTGCGGCAAGTTATACTGCACAGCAACAGCACGGTTCTGATTGCTCAGCACATTGTATTCCTTGTGCAGCTTGCCGAGTGTACCAGTCGGGTTCTGCCACGCCTTCACATCTTGTGCAATCTTAATCAACGTCAAGTCACTCAGCACTTGTGGCGCTATACCACCAGCCTGTTGTGCTTGCTGCCTACGCAACTGTGCAGCCTTGCCAAGCACATCATCACGCATGCCTGAGATTGACCTGATGTACTGCTGATTGTCTTTGACATACTGCCAAGCAGGTGTGCTGACTTTGTAGCGTTCCTTGTTCTGCCATATCAACGGCACATCTGGCGCGTTAGTAGTGGCTTTGTTGTATATCTCCGTAGTAGCAGCCTTCAACCCTGCAGCGAAGTCTGCACTCTGTCTAGGTGTAATAGGCCCCAAGGCACTACCAGCCTGAGGGTGAAACTTTGCAGCGTGTAGTGCTACATCTGTACTCGCTGCCAGATAGCTACCAAAGGCACCGAACAGTGCGTTCATCGTCAACGCTGTAGAGTTGCTGACTTGGCCTAGATTAGTGACACTCTCTGACTGCGGCCCTGAACGGAATGCACTACCGAAGTTGCGTATCCACTGACCACCTCTTGTATCAGCACCTTGTGGGTCTAGCTTCATACCGCTCTGTGCGAGCAGCGCTTGCAACAGCGGCGGCATAGCAGGTGTCAAGCTGTCTATCCATATCTTCGGCAAGTCATGTGCTATCGGTCTAGGAGTAGCACTGCCGGGTATCATGCCCATCATCTGCATCATCGCCGTTGCACTGGCAATGATACCAGTGAAGTCAGGCGGCAGTGTTATGCGGTAGAACAGCTTGCGATTGAAGTTAGGGTTCTCACCTTTGTACCATGCCCACAACAACTGCGGTGTAGGTACATCAAAGCTACGCCACCTGTCGTACTCAGGTGTACGCTCCCAAAGGTCTTTCCTGCTTTCCTCATTCCAGTACGTGCGCCAGTAGTAGCTCTGTCCAACAGCATATGTCATCAGTGCCAGTCTAGGCAACATGTAGCTAGCAGTCTCAGGACTACCCATGTGCCTCATCAAGTGCCATGCACCTAGCTTCGTCTGCGACAAGTAGGGCATAGCAACTTCTAAATCCTTCATGCCCTTGCTAGCTGGCACCTTCGACATGTCGCCGCCGATAGCACGTGTCTCGTACTGCAGCTTGACCATCTCCTTCTCAGGTATATTGCCGCCGTACTTGGCATGTAGCAGTGCGTAGTTCTCGGTGTAGAACATGCGCTTGGGAGCGAGATACACACTATCAAGTACATCTGTGTAGAAGCGCCATGCACCTTTCAGTGGACTAGGCACCATCTCTTTGATAGCTTCATAGTGCCCACGCACTTGCGCCACATTATCTATGTCTCTGTTACCACGCGCTGCACCAAAGCGCTGCATCTTGACAGTGGCGAAGTTCTCAGCCATTGAAGCAACCTTCAACGACGCGCCGACCATTGCATGATAGTTCCTTTCACCTACAGCACGACGAAACGCGTTGAACGGTTCTAGGCTAGACAAGCCATCAGCGATCTTGCGCGTTGCATAGTGTGCAAGCATCTCCGACACAGCCATAGCCGCATGATACGGCACAGTGACCAGTGCAGTAGGATCGGGTATACGGCCTATAACGTGCTTAGCAATGCTCTCAGGCAGGAAGCGATTGCCTAAGTAGCTCAGCGTTCCAAACGACCTGTTAGGCATGCGCGTTAAGATGCCCACTAGCAGATCATAGGCAGCACCCTTGAGTGTGAAGATAGGATTGCCACGACCTGTAGTAAAGAACTTGAACCACCTACTCGTGACACCTAGCGTCTTCATCATGCCGTTGAAGCGTACAGGGTCTTGCCTCAACCACGCTGCATAATCACGATCACCTATCTCCCAAAACTTGACGTTGCCATTCTCCCACTGAGGCACAACATTAGGATCACTCATCGCCTTCTGCACATACGGCGTTTCAAGCTTGTTGTTTGGTATCCACTCTTTGTTGGTAGTAGGATCACGCATAGGACGTATGTTGCCATTGCGTACTAGGTCAGACGGCGTTCCATCTGGCTTAGTAGTCAACAACCTGATGCCTTCATTGCGTGACCGAGTTAGTGCTTCCTCTCTGTATATGTCCTGCGTGTATCTAGCTATAGAAGTGCGTGGGTCTTGTACAGCAGTGACACGTGTCTCAGGATCATTCAGATCACGTACAGGTGGCACCTCTCGCTTGAACTCATGTATAGGACTTTCACGTGCCATCGCCTTAGTAGCACCTTCAACGTCACGTGTCATAGCGTTGTCAACGCTGTTCATAGCTGAACGCCACACGCGATTGAAGCCAGATAGTCCTTTCAGTGGGTCGTTGATGATAGGCATGTAGTAGGGGTCTTGTGCACGCATCCTAGTAGCAGCAGTTGGACTTTCCTTACCACTACTCACACGCACTGCCATTACATCGTCAGCCCACTTCTTCCACGCATCTCTAACACGCTGCATCTCTGGCGATGGATCATTCTCAAATGCATGCGCTATAGCTTGCTTCTGTGAAGTAGGTAACTCAGGCAGTGCAATACGCGCACTCGCATCAGCGTCATCTCTGAGGCGTGCTAGATCACTCTTAGCCTTGGTCAACTCAGTGCTGCTAGCAGGGTCTTTGAGTGTCTTCTCTAGGTTGTCAATCTTCTCTACAAGCTCACGCTCAATCATTTTATGACGCGACATAAGAGTTGACATTATCCCGCCGTCTAGTGCAGCACGCATATCTGCATTAGGCAGATTGTCTATCGCTTGGAACAACTCACGTGTGACAGCTTCAGCCTCCGCGGGCGCTGTATCATGCAACACCGAACCACTACCTGATCTAAGAGCCTCCATCCAGTTCGCTTCATCACCACCATGTGTGCGCCTAATCTCTGCCAACGGCCCGTAGCCTTCATCGACAAGCTGCGTTGTAGCTCGTTGAATGAGACTAGTGGGCTTGTTCATAGTACTCTGTGAAGGCTCAGCATACAGCCGTTGCTCAGCGCCAGCGACGATAGTAGGCTCACCTACACGTGGCTCAGCAGCAGTACGTATGTTGACAGAACCTTGTTCCTCTAGCGCACGTGCAGTGCTAGTACGTGCAGCTTCACTAGCAGCTAACACCTCACGACTGCGACCTTTGACAGCGCCGACGAGTGCGGCTAGCCCTGCTATACCTGCACCTGTTGCAGCTAGTGCACCAACGCCAGCACTATCAGTCGGCGTAGGAGTGAATGCTGTAGGCTTGTCTTGTGCATAGCGTATAGCTTGATCTATGCCAACACCAACTGCAGCGTTCGCTGCTACGTTTGTCCCGGTGTAAGGCATAGTAAGTGGAGTGAGCAACTCAGCACCCTTGAGTGCAACACGGCTAGCGGGGTTATTGACAATCGCATTAGTAACTGCATTACCAGCAGCACGAGTACCCAACTTAGTAGCCCAACCAGCAGGGCCAGGTATAAGCGCACCGCCCGCGATCTCTGCAGCGCTCTCTGTCCAACTGCGTTGATTAGAGGGACGCTCGTCACCTAACAACCTACGCACAGTGTCCTTAGCTTTCGTTGCTAAGTATGCACTACCGCTAAGCTGTTCGGTGGTAAAATCCTCGAATTGTTTAGATTTCTTGTACTGTTCCAAGCCTGAGTTGATGGTATCATCATCCAGTTGTGGATTGCTCGCCTTCCACGAGTTAGCAACCTCATTCAAGTGATTGGTGATGTTCTTCTGTGCGTCTTCAACCTGAATGTTCTTGGCGAACTCATCCATGAACTTTGTATCATCTGCATATGATCTGTATAACGCACTGGCACCTGAGTACGCTAGCCCCGGTAGTGCGAGTATGTCAGTAGGCGTAGTAGCAACACCAACAGCGAGCGACTTGAGATGGTCTTTAATACCACCGCCGCCAGTTTGCTCAGCTAGCACATCATTCGGGTCTTTGCCGTACTTGGCGATGTACTCATCGCGCGTCATATCGACATAGGCATCACTCATTGTACTTCCTCAACAACAGGCTGCTCTACGTCCTCTAGTGGCTGTTGTTCTAGCATCTCATTAGGAGCGAGTATCCTGCCTGTGCGTGGGTCTACTCTAAACACACCTGCACCACCGGGAGGCGGTGGCACTGCAGTGCCGCTATTGAATACAACACCACCCGGTATGGTAGACGCAGCAGCAGGAGTACCGGGCTTAGGTTGTTTAGTAATCAAGTCAGGCGTCAACTGTGGTACAGGAGGTGTGTAGTACTCACCACCACCTGTCATCGGCATAGTCTTTACTCGCTTAGGTCCAGTATCAACAGGTATACCAGCGTTAGCCGCTGCATCACCCTTACCCCACTTGGGCCATACGAACGGCATGCTCTGTCCTACAGGTAACATGCCCTCACCTGTTGCAGCTATCATTGCACCGAGTTGGTCATTAGAACCAGCAGCGGGCATGTTAGGATCGACAACAGGTGGCGGTGGTGTAGGTGCACTAGGACCACTCAGTGCTGTAGAGAAGCCGCTAACCGACTTCGCCGCCCTATTGTAGATAGCATCAGCAATCGACTTGAAGCCTGCAGCGGGCGATACGTATTCAGGTGCGTGCTCGTTCATGTCATCTACAGTATAGCCGCTGTTCTCTGGCGTCGTTGGTGCTGTGGGCTGCGCAACAGGTGGTGCTTGTGTAGCTTGTGTAGTCGGTTGTGCAGTCTGCGGAGTAGGCTCGCTGGCAGCAGCGCTCATGTCATCAGGTATAGCTGCAATCTGTGTTTGCGTGGGTCTAGACTGCGGCAGTGGTACGTCTATAGCCAGCCGATTGACTTGTGGCTCACTAGTCATACCTTGCGCTGTCATAACAGGCGGCGACACAGGTGCACCAAATGTGCTGGTAGCACCATACATGCTAGGCTTCCTAACAGGTGCAGCGGCAGCCTCAACAGTAGGAGCAGTGGGTGATTGTTGCGTGGGAGCAGTTGTAGCAGTGGCAGTCTCAGTAGGCTGTTGTACCCCTTTCAATGCAGCAGCACCAGCGGCTAGTTGCTGCGGCGTAAAGTTTCGCGCCGAAGGCCCGCCGCTCTGCATGTGCATACGATCATACGGTACACCACTGTTGAAGTGTCCACCCCACGTGAACTTCTTATCAGGGTGTGCTTGCAGTTGATAAGCTTTAGCTGCAGCGGCGAAGTTCTCATACACCTTCCATCCCGGCACATTCGGATTGCCGAGATTGGGTATCTTTCTGCCTTGATCGTCAACGATCCTAACGTCAATAGCACGACCACTAGGGTGCCACGGTGTCCCGCGTGTTCTGCGATCTACAGTCGAAGTCACCTCGACACGATAACCAGCGGGCAGTGTACGAGATGCTTGTCTCACAGTGTCAATCAACCACGGCTGCACATTGATACCACCGCGCGTGTAACCATGTGCACCACGCTCATCAACACGCACATCACCTACATCTGGCACTCTACCGGGAGGCCGCGGAGCTACATCGGAGGTAGTTGCTCCTGCTCCTGCTCCTGATCGTCCACTAGGAAACCTACCGGCATCGCTTGTCGGCGGTGCCACCTCCTGACCTGTTGGCGCTGGCTGTTGCGCAGGTTGTCTAGGCATCTCTTGACCACGTACAGTCTCAGCTAAATAAGGATCGACCTTGCCCTTGACGAGTTTGTTGTAGAAATCACCGACAGTGATGTTGCTAGGTACACCACTCATAATGAGTGTGCGTGAGTTGTCACGAACACTGCCGTCAGGGTTTTTCACCTCAGGCAGTATCCTAGTCAACGGTGCTTGCGCGTTTAGGTGCAAGTTAGCAAGTGCACGTGGACCAGCAACAGGTCCAAGCTGTGTCAACATCAGTATCTTCGGCACATCATCCACAGTGTTGCCTAGCGATGGCAACTTAACACCGGGAGCAGCACCTTGAGCAGTGCCAGTCTCACCAGCGAACTTGTGATAGGCGTCTATACTACGGCGCATGTTCCGCGCAGCGTGTTCGCCCATCCTGATAGGATCGCTAGTCTCCTGATCGCTGATGTTCAACTCACGACGCAGTTCTGCAGTAGTACCGAACCAGCCCATAGCACCTGTATCTGGCCTAGGTGTTGGCTTGGCATCATAACCGCCGTTGTTAGCAAGGCCCATTGCAGTCTGCAGTATGCCGCGTGGCAGCTTGTACTTACGTTCAGCAGCCTCCCATGCAGCAGTAATCTCAGGACGTATCTCAGGAAACAACTGGCCGCGTTGCTTACCACTGCTAGCACCGCGAGCAGAGCGCGGCAGTGTTGCACTAGTTGCTACAGGTGTGTACAACCGTGGCAATGCAGTGCCAGCTTTACTCTGTGCAGGTGCTTGATTGCTACGTGCCATGAGTTCTAAAGCACCACCATCAGCACTTGCCATCGCATCATTAGGGTCTTCAACATCAACTTGTGAAGTCTTACCACTAGACGTAGGTGTGAAGTCTGTGCTAGGTGCAACAGGTGCAACACTCCCCGGTATAGTTCTAGGTGCAGGAGGTATAGGAGGTGCACTACCACCTGTACTCCCTGACATAGTTTGACCGGGTTCTAGTGGACTTGGGCCTCTACTGTCCCTGTCATATATCTTGTGCTTAGTAGCAAACCTGTCACGTTCTTCAGACCCCATACGGAAGCGACGTTCCCATTCTTCGTTAGCACGCTCAGTAGCATCTAGGCGCTCTTGTCTACGCAACTCGTTCTCGTGCATACGCATTTCACGATCTTGCAGACGTTCCTCTCTACGTGCCATGAGTGTGTAGAACAGGTGCGTAAGTGCATCCATAGCTGCAGCATTACGCATAGCAATCTCAGGCGTTAAGTCTTTAGCATTTTGACTAGGAATGACTGCCATCGTTGCACCTATGAATAGAACGAACCTTCTGTACCAGTGTACAACTCACTATCGTCACCACCGCCACTACCACCGAAGCCACTTACACCGCCACCACCACGTGCGCCCATACCTCTAAACGCGCTAGCAAGCTGCGCACCGGCACCAGCTATAGCATTGCCATAGCCCATGTTCGGTTGTGTGTAGTCGAGTGTGCCGCCCTGCTTAGCGAACATGCCCGTTGCAGTATTACCAGCAGACAACAAGCCAGATTGTCCAGCAGGTAGTGTACCTTGTGTGTCAAGTGCTTGAGGCTTGTAGTTAGTCTCAGGTAGTTGACCAGCACGTGTAGCGAACAAGTTGTAGAGATTAGCCAAGCTATTGCGTCTTGTATCAGCCTCTTTCTGACCAATGCCACGAGCCATGAGCTTAGATGTTAGTGCAGCTTTAGCATACGCAGCATTGTTCTCGCGTGCCATGCTAGCAGCTAGATCATCGAAGTTAGAGTTCTGACCAGTTCTCATAGCCTGTGTGAACACGCGACGACCAGCATCACCGCTAGCCTCACGTATGCCCATAGCTTGTGCATTGTATAGGTCACTAGCTATGCCTTCGTCACTAGGCGTATAGGTGTTTTGTAGTTGCCGTCTGAATGTATCAGCTAGGCTTTCTTCCTCTATACCACGTGCGTAGTTGCGCTGCATAACCTTGCGGCGCATTGGCAAGTCTTCTTGTAGCACCTTACGCTGCTCAGCATCTTGCAGCGCTATCATGTCGAGCACGCCTTTACCGCCCTCGACTACCCAACCTTTACCCGGCACGAAGTGTGTACGTGTACCGCGTATGTCTGTTGTACCTAGCTTCTGCTCAGCACGCACTTTCAACGCCATAGCGATAGCTTCTTGGCGCTCTCGCTCGCGCTGCTGCATGTTCATTACGTTGATAGCCCAATTCAACTGGTTAGTCTCATCTTGCGCCTCGGCATTCATTATGCCGCCAGCAAGACTAGCACCTGCACCAGCTAAACCGCCTATCAGACCAAACATTTCCATGAGTGTACTCCTTAGAAGATACCCTCATTTGTCTTAGCGTTCTGCTGCGCTTGGTTCTGGAACGTGTCATACAACGAGCTAGTTCCTGCAGTAGTTGTAGGAGTGGTAGCGTTGCCAACACGAGCAGCAGCTTTGCCAATGAGCGAGTTAACGTCGAAGTATTCCTTACCGCCCACTGCACCACGCAGTTCACCTTCAAGACCAGCTTGGCGTTCGCCAGCGTAGCTACGAACACGACCAGCCTCAGATGTGGGATCGTAGGTAGTACCAAAGTCCCAATTCGCCGCTGCATCAAGCGCTGCTTGGCGACGTTGATTGACTGAGGTAATGTCGCTCTCACGAATGCCACGACCGATGTTCTGCAAGTCGGTGTTAGCAGTGTACTTAGCAGTGCCAAGATCACGTAGTGCGCGGTCATAGACAGCTTGACTAGCTTGACCACGGCCCTTAGCTGCATCTAGATCAGACACAGCTGTGTTGTACTGCTCATCGAGGATGCTGTTCAAGATGGCATCATCGCTAGTAGCACCGAAGGTGTCTTCAGCATAGTATGGTGACACCTGCTCATTGAACGTGCCACGGTACTTGTTGCGCTGACCAGTTCGTGCACTTCCTAGTATCTCATCTAGGATAGTCGGTGAGAATGCACTGGTGTAATCCCCGCCAACTTGCAGCGATTGATTAGCAGTGTTGATCCTGTTGGTGAATTGATCGTATACACCGTAGGGATCACCGCTTTCAATGCCGAGTGAGCGTAGCCTGTTAGTACCACCAGTCAATGCACCTGTGTACGCTGCACCTTTGCTCGACTGCCAAGCAGCATCACTCGCCGCCTTTGCACGTTCTTCACGATCTCTGTCTTCTTGTGCACGGCGCTGTTCACGTTCAAACTCTTGTGCAGCTTCCCACTCACGAGCTTGCGCCTGTTCCATAGGTGACGGCTGCGGAGGTGGAACATAGCCACCACCACCTTTAGTCTCTAGCACACGTTCTTCAACCTTCTTGCGCTTCTTACGTGCGCTGTTAGGAATGTCAGTAGCATCGCCAGCGTCAGCGTGTAGCTCGTTGTCATTCAACTTGTTCTGTTTGTGCAACGCCCACGCCGCTATGTGTGGTGCGATCATCGTCGTTACCTTTCTGCTTGATGTGTTTCACAGCGATGTAGCCTTGCTTCTTATAACCTAATCTATTCATGATGGCGATAATGCGTTCGACTATTTCAGGCTTCTCATCGTGTTCGACTTGCGTGTAGATGTGTTCAACGCCTTTGCTAGCAGCCCACTTCTCGAAATGCCACAGTAGCATTGCAGCTATCAAACCGCTGCGATGCTCAGGTACAACAAACCACATCTCCTGCTGCGCTATATCGCTAAGGCTATAAAGAGAAGGGCGAATAGTACCAACAATATAGCCCACAGGACGATCCGCGTTGTCGTAACCGATCCACGCATTGAGGTACTTCCTCTCTGGATCGCGCACGCATTGCCAAACAGCACGCGCAACTGCAAGCACGTTGAATTGACGACTGCCGCCGAACTCGTCGTGATGCAGTTGCGCTAGCTTCTCAATGTCCACACCTTGCTGTGGTGTGTTTAGTAGTTCTACTTTCACGGCGTCAACTTATCCTTGGCATGTTGACGTTTATACCAGCAATACCAAGCAACACTATCAGTACCCATATCACGATGATTACCGTGATAATGCCCATCAACACACGGATGATAGTGTTGAACGGTTCGCCTAATGATATGAGAGCTAACAACTGCTGCGCTCCCCACCATATCGCGCCGAGGATAATGAGTACGAAGATCAGTCCTATGATAGTACCGATCATGTTACTTACTCCTTGCTGCTTTGCGCTTCACACTGTAGGCAATAGCAACAGCTTGCTTCTGCGGCTTGCCAGCTTTGCGCTCAGCACGTATATTCGACTTGAACGCAGCTTTACTCGTTGATTTCTTCAACGGCATCTACTCTCACCTCCTTTTCGGTCCAGCTTGACCTGCACCGGGTGCGTAGTACCAACCTTCGTCAGTGTTAACGCCCCAACCACCACTCTCAGGTGCCTTCTTGACAGTGATAGTGATACCAACACCTGTTTCTTCAACAGGAGGTGGTTCTTCAATAGGAGGAAGTACGATAGGATGCTCAGGGTGTGCATCACCGGGACGACCTCCCGGCATTGGACCACCACCAACTTGAAGACCAGTGATCCACGCATAGCCAACTATCGTTGCTGGATATGGGTCGATGCTCTTGTCACGCGGATAGACGATAACTTGCATTGAGACAGGTACTTGAGCCATTATGCAACTCCTTCATTTCTGTTGTAGGTGTAAGGGAAGATCACGTGTACTTCGTCGTCAGTTTCTATCATCAATTCCTGCATTAGCCCCGAACTTATGTCGGCTACTCTGCCTGTATCTTTGTGTGGTCCCCAATCAGCAGGGAATGCGCGCAGTATAACGCCAGTCTTAGGTGCGCGTACTAGTGCTGTTTGTGTCAACAACATCTCACGAGGTGTTACATCGTAGTCCCATCGACAAGCGATGTAGTGCACACGTGGATTGAGCCTACGAGCTAGACCTGTAGTGTTAGGCGGTTGGTGTGTTAAGAACAAGAACGGTGCGTCTTCTACACTGTATATGAATGCAAGCGGCTCATCAGGACTGACGCCTTCATCCATAGGTCCACCGAACCAGCTAACATTGCCATGTAGTTCTAACAACATAACTAACGCCCCTCTCGCAACTTCTCACGAACTCGCTCAGGTGTCTCTTTTACACACAAGCCTATACCACTTAAACGAATAGCAGCGCCATGCGGATTGTGGCAGTGTGAGTGCACTGCTGGCCTGATTGCTTGCACTGCTGTACTCTCGACCCAGATAGGAGAGCCGTCGAGTTGTGTGAGCATGATGAGTGTGAGTATCATGTCATCTTTTTGTTAACGAAGTCTGCAAGTGCTAACGGCGGTTGTCCTTCCAGAGCGCGCAAACGGTTCTCATGGTCGTACAGCACCGTCGCTTCCTGTGATGCGTGCGGTGGCGTTGGTTCAGGTGGCGTGTAAGGATCGGGCACACCGCCGTCTGCGAGCCATTGCTCGTACTCAGCGCGGTCACGATTAGCAGGATCGTTTGGGATATGAGCGCCATCCCCATTGCGGACGACAACATCAGTTGCGGTGAGTTGATAGTCTGCCATCACATCCTCGCGTCAGCGTAGTAACCGGACCAAAACGTGCTAAGACCTGCTGCTGCTGCGGAAATGAACCACTGGTGTCCATATGTATTGCACTGTGGAGAGTTCAGCGCGAAGCTGCCATTGGTGGCTTGTCCTCCGTAAGTAGTGCCGAATAACGTAATGGTTGGAGTGACCCGTTTAACTGTCTTGTACGGCGCGGTGTTACCATGAACATTCGTACCAGCAGTGTTCATATAGGCACTAGAGGTCATCTGACCGAGTTCATAGTATCGCTGACAGCGGCGCAGTTCTTCATCATAAGGATAACCAACCTGCATTGACTGCTCTGAGAGCGGCACATCCCAACTTGGCAACATCATCACGCCTGAAATTTGAAACGTCGCATTCAGCATTGTGGTGATGTTTGTCTGCCCTGCGCTCGATAAGTAGTTGCCATTCTGCCAAACATTGAGCGCTGGTGCGTTGTAGTTCGTGCCTCCCATCAGCCCAAACCTGTAATACATTATGGGGTTGGTAACCCAGTTCGAGCCAACAGGAGCCGGTGGGAACAGAACCGTTTTGTATTCCCAAGTGTTCGCTGCATTGACAGTGAACGGACTGTTGATCGAGTAGTCTGTTATCCCGTTGCACACGCCAACAGTGAATGTACCTGTGACGCTGCATTTGACCCAAAAGCCCAATCCAACAGGTAAAGCTGGCGACCAGCCCCAACGGAGATAATTCCAGTGGATATTCTCCATTGGCTGCAAGATGGTTGCGTAGTCGCTTGCAACTGGTGCAGAGGCGGCTGTTTTGATTGTTGCTTTTAGCGAGTACGAGAAGTTGGCAGCAGGAGGACCATCGGCAACTGTAGTTAGGTTTACGACTAGACTGGAATTGCTGAGATGACACTTCCATCCGTCTTGACCATAAGGAAGGTTTGAGTTGCTCGCATCTACGTTTGTCGCAAACTGACAGATTATCATGTTGCCGTTGAGAACCATATTTGTTGATCGCATTGCGAGCACAGAGGCAGCGCCGATATTCGTTTTTGCTTGTACTTGTTGTGCGTCAGTCAATGACTGTGCAGCGTCGTAGCGAACCGCGCTAGTAACGACGCCAGATGCGACTGCGTTCGCCACAAACGCAGTCGTTGCTATAGTTGTATCGTTATCACCAGCACTCGGTGTAGGTGCTTTAGGATCACCAGTGAATGTTGGGCTGGCTATTGGAGCTTTGAGAGCATCTTGGGCATTAACATATGTTATGTCGGCTTTCAGTGCATCCTGATTATCGACGTATGTCTTGATACTAGTCTGCAACGCAGCATCAGCAGTGGTGACGAATGCTGTAGTTGCTATACTAGTGTCGTTATTTCCTGCAGTTGGAGTTGGTGCAGTAGGATTGCCAGTGAACGCTGGCGAAGCTAGTGGAGCCTTTGTGTCAATGTTTGCTTGTAGGCTTGCTTGTAGAGCAGCATCAGCGCTATCAACATACTCTTTGCGCGTGGCATGATTTGATATAGTAGCTGGACTACTAAGTACAACTTGCACAAATGGTGGCGTGTCTGTAGGACCAACACCAATGTTGTCAGCAGCAGCTACAGGGTCGGCAACGTCGCTGAGGTTGTTAGTGCTCAGCATGTCGCCAGAGCCGCTACCTGACGTACCAGAGTTGCCTGTACGTGTGAATGCTACAGCGAGATTATCACCGTCAGCGAGCGCGCCGCCATGAGCGATGTACTTGACAGATACGGATTGCCAAGTGCCATTATCAACGACAGGGCCATTAACATCAAACACTAAGAAGTTCTCAGGTGAGGCAGCATTGCGCACGTAGATGCTGCCGCGTGATGTTAGGTTAGTACTGTCGTCCCAAGTAATGACCCAACCCGACACATTAGGATTACCAAAGTCAGCACTCTGCGCACTTAGCATCAACTGCGTGATGTTAATGAGAGTAGCGTTGTTGAAGCGTACTTCACCCATGCCTGGGTCGGCTGCAACTGTAGAAGCGTCGAAATTCCACCTGAATGCACTTTGTGCAGTTACAGCTAAGCTAGCTGCTTGCTCTGCTTCATCAGCACTAGCTGCTGCCTCTGCCGCACTAGCTGCAGCAGCAGCGGCGCTATTAGCTGCATTCGTTGCTGCAGCTTCAGCGTCTAGTACTACATTGGTAGCATCGAAGACAGTTTCCCAAAAGGCGTCGTCGGGAGGGAAGGTAGTGCTAGATGTATGTGATACAACGCACAGGTGATAGTGATATTCACCAGTTACAACTATATCACCTAACGCGTACACAGCACCAGCTAGCCAATCACCTCTAAACAGAGGCACACCTAGTATCTGTATAGTCCAATAACTAGGATTAGCTAAACGGTCTGCAGCGAATGTACCAGTAGCAGCACTCGTATGAGTTACAAGGCATCTATACAGTTGTGATGTTTCGGCTTCAAATACTCTATCGCCTACTACATACTGAATAGAGTTCTGCCACTCACCGCGTACAGGTGGAGTGCCTAGTTGTAAGAACATTGCATCGACTTGCGACCAGTTAGCATACTCAAGTGTATGCCAACGCGGCGTGTCGAAGTTTACGAGTTTGAAGTTGTAGTTAGGAGTATAACCGCGTATATTAGCAACCATTTACATCACCCCTCTGACGAGCGGCGATGAAGCCAATATCTCTCTCTTTGTGTATAAGTAAGACATAGCACATTTTGCCTTATATGTCAACCCCTTACATAGTATAATCTACTAGCCGCGCACTACGCTTCCTTTCTGATACAGGAAGCTATACGCGCTGATTGAGAGTGATTGTGTACTCTCCCCGCTTGTGCGTACTTTAAGCAGTTTGCACTTAACTGGCATCTGCCATAGCTTTTGTTCACGTGTTCTACGTCCAGCGCCGTATACCTGTTGACCTGCACCATACGCGCCAGCTTCATTCGGTACGAAGGTGATAGAACGTGCAGGAGTTAGTTGTCCTGTAGCTGCATCTCTGTATATGTTGTCAGAGAATAGCTCGACTGTGAATTGTGCTTGGCCGTTAGCATCGGCATGTACGAAGCGTAGTGCTTTGGTATGTTGTCTAGCACCGAAGTCACTCCACGGCAGTTCCCATGTGAAGCTAATAGGCTCACCTTTGTATTCTTCCCAACTGTCAGGTTCTAGCTCACGAGCAGTTTGGAAGTCTGTGGCTGTTGTAGTTACATCTTGCAAGCACTTGTACACTAACCCATCGTGGCTGTCGAACACACGCTCTTTAGCGTGATATGTCTGCCCACTCGTCCATGAAACGAAGTCGTACATGCCATACCAATCGGCATACACAGGGTTCTCAGGTGAACCATAGCGCATCATGTAGCCGTCAGGTGTGAATAAGAATGCACGACCTTCTAACGTGCCACAGCCGCAGTTGAAGCGCAGATATTCCTTAGTCTTGAAGCGTGACCACGCAAACAGCTTCAACTGTGGTACGTAGTGGTAGATGTAGCCAATGGTGCCGTCGATGACAGGTTTCACTGTAATGAGATTGCCACCACCACTTGTGTTGCTGCTAGGTACTACTGGTAGAGTAGTGCCTATCTCTACTAGCAAATAGTTCTCACTCAATACTCCTAACACCTTACGAATACCGTTGATGTGTTCAGGTAAGATCGTGTTAAATCCTGTAGCGCCTTCTATGGTTATAAAGTCACCTTGCTCTAGTAAGTGCGCATCATGGCGAAGTATCAATGAGTGGTTGGTAAACTCATGATTAGCCATGTCTAGGTCGAAGTAGAATGGATCATCTGACAACTTGCGTACATCTTGTGCATCGAACTTCGGCAAGTAGAAGTGCACGTTGTGGTTCTTACCATCGTAGAAGCCGAACGTCTTCAAGCGCATGGTGTCCTTACGCATACGCCCAATGTGCTTGCTCAGCATCGTTTCGACGTAGTTGCTCACACGCTCTGGCACTACTGCGTTGCTGAGTGCTGACAGCTTAGCACTAGGCACACCGTTGAAGTCCAACATGAACACATCGCTGCCTATCTCTACTATCGAACGAGGTGCATTGGAGCCAAAACCATTCAAGGTGTCGATAGGTTGTGGGTCGTGTTGACCTGCATCGTTGTATAGTCCGAGCTTCATCATCGTTGTTGAACTAGGCGAGATGACGAGTAGTGCGTCTTTAATAGTCGCAAACCCGCGCACTGTCTGCTCAGGACTAGCAGCGATCTTAGACATGTCAATGTCAACAGCGTCGTTAGGATTAGGACTATCACTGTAGACCATCGAGGTGTCTTTAGCCGCTACACGTATGTCTGTAGCATGTTGTGGTATTGTGGTTGGCTCTGTATCGTGAATGGTGAAAAACCTAAACGCTGACTTGCACGCATCAAATGCTGGCACCTTAGTGTTGCTAAAGCTGTTGCCGGGGTCTACTAGATACAACACCCACTGCGTTGCGTCTGTGCGTGTAAAGTCTATACTCAATGGCTTATCACGCCCGTTGCTACAGATCAGCTCCTTACCGAATACATCATGTGCAACAAGCTCAGTGTAGCTCCAACCGATAGGCGCACCGGGAAGTGCTGCGGCTATCTTGTTGCTCCATATACGTTGTATAACTTTTGTGCGGTCGATTGTCAGTATTTCGCCAGTGCTAGTCCACAACAGTACAAAGTTGGCGAAGTAACAGCACTCAACAGGCTCACCTCCGAGTGCATGTGTGTCATACACACAGTGCCAATTCATAGGAGCGCTGATAGCAGTTGCTAGCGCTTTGAATGGTAGCACTATCTCGTAGGTGTTGGCATCTACTACACGGCGTATGTCGTGCGTTCTGTTCATCATCGCCGCTGTGATGCCACTAACACCAGCGACTACATCAACGAAGCCACTAAAGGTGACATGATTGCCTGCAGTGTAGCCGTGTGCTGTTTGTAGTATAGACACAACTGTGCTATCGAGCGTCGTAGCAACACCGCCACCCACAACATCTACAGCAGTCTCAGTGCCTTGCTTCAGCTTCAACCACATCTCATAGCCGAAGCGCGGACCTGCGCGGCGGTCAGTATAAGTTACCATGTTGTCGAAGACTGGTGAGAACTTGCTTGTTAAGTTCTGCTCACTGTCAACTACGTTCAACCCACCGCCAAAGTCACGGATAGTAGTGTTGTTGAGCTTTGGTGTAGGCCGCGGCTGTTTCGGTCTGCCTAATGGCTTGAGCCGCGTAAGCATCTGTACCATAGTCAGGTCCACCTGTTGACTGTGCTACGCGACGACATGATAGTGTCGAGGGGAATGTTGAAAGTCTGCCGATTGAACTGACTGAGTGCATCCTGAAACAGGATGCGAAACTTGTCGCTAGCGCCGGGATTTGTGCCATCATCTTCAAGTACGTCCCAACATGTGCCTAACATCAACAACTGCGTATCCATGAATATCTCATCGCTGTCTTCTTCAAAGTCGTCAGGCTTGGTGCGATATGTCACATACACCTTGCCAACTGTATTAGCTGGTAGTACTCTAAACCACTTCGTCTTGTTGTTACCGAGTGGTCGTATGCTAGGGTAGTTAATGTCAATGTCCCGCGCATTCATTGGTGCTATTGGCAGCGGCTTGTGCGAGCCTTCCCAAAACACACTGTGTAGATCGCGCCAATCTTTTAGCTTGTCATCTAGGGCATCTGTAATGGTGCCAGTGACACCGTCGAGTGTGTGTGGTTCTTGGTATGTGGTGTAGTCAGGTAACCAGTACTCACGGAAGATCATGTCGAACTTGTGCTGTACTGCTAACTGTATGCGTGGCTCTGCATATATCTGCGCGTCAAGGCCCTCTACGAGCGCCAAGCGCTGCAGCACCTTTGTAACAATGTCACCGAATGTAATCATTGTAAGCTCCCCACGTGTGTAGTATACACGAGCGGCCTGTGTGGTGGACTAACCACACAGACCACTCATGCCCGCACCCTCAGAACTACGCAATCACGTGGGCCGCACCATGTAGATTGTTGCGGTCTACTACACAAGTGAACCTGTAGCTACGCACACCATCGGGAGCTAGGTTAGGTGTGTAGGTGCCACGAGGATCACCACTAGTAAGTGTCTGTGGAGATACACCAGCTACAAGCGCACCTGCAGTTGGCGTTACATCACTTGTCAACTCACTGAGTATCGTCGTGCCAAGTACTTTATAAGGCACTCCTAACACAGCGCCGTAGCCGACATTGATAGTTGTACCTGCAGTCAAGCCATATGCCACGTTCACAATGTCAGCAAACATCTTCTTGCCGACAACAGGTGTAGCACCTGTGAGTGTGAAGCTCTCCTTCATAGCTTGACCGAGATAGTCAAAGCCGTACACAGTGACGTTAGATGTAGCAGCACCGCTAGCTACAACTGTGATGTTACGGCCATAGCGACCTAGCGAACTAGGATTGAAACCAACTACCGGCGACGAAGTGCCAGCAGCAGCGATTGACTGTGCATTCAAGATACCTGTAGCAAGCGCTGCAGGAGGTGCAGGAATGTCAACAGTAGTAATGCCGTCAACGCCTACATCAGCCGCGTAGCAACACGCTTCTACACGGTTGTTGATGCGACGCATACCGGGGATAGCAACTTGTACCGCCATGTGTCTATTCCTCTACTTGCTCTGGCTCTTTGCTCGCAAGCAACTTCTCCACTAGCTGTGGATCGTTCTCTACTAGCCGCGTGAGAACATCGAGCGCTGTCTTTTGTTTGTCTGACAATGCAGCATTCATCTGCTGCATTCCTACTGGTGTATCGTCACCGCCTTCGATCAACAAAGGAACAAGATTGCGGTCGAGCTTCAAACGCACAACATCTTCGTGCGACAGAAACACGCTATCACCGCGCAGTGTACGAACCATGTAGCCTTCAACCTCTACATCGGTAGGCACAATGCGGAAGCCTATCTCATCTTTCACAGTGCGATTGACTACAGTCTTACGCTTCATAGGCTCTATGGTGTATGCAGGAACGGGCTTCTTACGCTCGTCCATGCTGTAAGCTGCGCGCTTCTCTTGGAAGCTGACTGGTGTTATCGGCGTTTCAGCCATTGCTTGCTCCTATGCTATACAATGTATAGCGCTGTGGTTAATCGTTGACGACTGCGTGGGTTCTATACTGTTTCCAAGTGCAGAACTGACATTGCGTGATGACACGTTGGCCGTAGCCGTCGATTGTCCACGGTGCTGTCAAGTCAACATTCTTCATGTTGTTGTCACCGAGGATGTGCAGACGGAGATATGTGTCATTCAAGAAGTATGCACGATCAACTGGACAGCTTTCGTCGTAGATGATCGGCACACCATTGTGTGAGACACCATCAAAGCCAAGGTCCATCATGCGCTTGCCGCTGCTGGTGTTCGTGAGTGGGATGGTAAGCTTGCTACGAACAGCAGCACGATACAGGCGGTAGTGATTACGACCAGCAATGATGACTTTGGGGCGCTCTGTTCCTTGTTTAAGGTCGAGCAATACATCGTCATATGCTTCTTCAATGTTGGTGCTGTTGAGAGTACCAGCAAAGTCATACGACGAAGGTCGCCACTGCACTTCCAACGCACGATCCACACCGGCAAGAGAACCAGTAGTAGGATCGTCAGGTATAAGGAGTGCAAGACCATTAGGATCATTGCCGCCACCCAAGCCGTAGAGGTAGCCTGAGAACTTCTCTTTGATGCTAAGCTCAAGAGCCTCAAGTTTGCCCTGAAGCAGCTTAACTGCAGCTTGCTCACCTTTGTTCTCGTCTTCCTCTTGGTTGCTGATGATGACTGTGCCAGCAATACGTGACCAGCGATACTCAAGTTTGATGAACTCTTGTGTCTGCTGCACTGGTAAGCTGTCATAGTACTGATAGCTGCCCACTGTCGGATTTCTGCCGGTCAACAGTGGATTAGTGATGTTGTAACCGCTGCTTTCATTCTCAATGCGGTCACGTGCGAAGCACCACGCCATGAGCGCGTTGCTCTGCATAGCTGCTACAATGAGCTTCTTACGCGAGCGCTCGATTGTAGTAGCAAGTACGTTTTGGAGTACAGGCATTGTGTCTGTGTCCTACTTGTTGTTGAGTTCTGTGAAGACCGCTGCAGCAATGTCACGCCACGGTGCATTGCTCTTGAAGTCTGCACGCGAATTTGTAGTGCTTTGAGTAGGAACGTCGCTTACTCCACGCATACTGCCGGGAGTTGACCTACTTCTACCATTGCCGCCACGTTGGCGCTTCATAGCAGCCTCGATCTGTGGTCGGAGTGGTGTTGTAAAGTCGAAGCCTCTGCGTTCTACCCAACTGCGAAGCTCAAAGTATGCACGCTCTGGCGTCAAGCCATGTTGTGCTACTAAGTTGCTGATTTCCACACCATGTGTCTCAGCATGGGGATGACTAGCGACAAATTCTTCCATCTGCACTTGTGCAGTTTCAGCAATTTGTGCTTGTCGCTGTTGCTGTTGCGTTTGCCGCTCTAGCGGGCCTAGTCTACGGTCAAGTTCATTGGTAATGACACGAGCATTGATGCTAGGAACAGCGTCATTACCAAACAACTGCTCCATTGTCACGCCTGTCGATAGCACACGCGCTACTATGTCGCGCACTGCCATGATAGGGTCTTTCTCAGCCATAGCACGTAGCTGTAGCGCTTCCTGTGCCATCTGTGGCGACAGGTTGTTCTGCTTCATTACATCGTCTAACGCTTTGTACTGCTGGAAGTGGGTTTGCATCTGCCTGAGTTGACGAGATGCTTGGTTAGCTGCGTACTGTGCCCTGTTGAGGTTGTACGCAAGCTGCTTCTCTCGCCTAGTCGCTGCAACCACTTGCCCATCTTTACCAAGAAGTTC